ACTGTCAGCCCACGCCCTAACGGTCAGTAAACCCTGAACTTGTTGACACGTTAACACATATAAGTTACTTTTTAGGCATGATTGACTTAAATACCGCTGAGATTCAGGCCGTACAAGCCCTCTTGAGGCTTAGAGAGCCGGGAAATGAAGCGTTACTTAGGCTAATTACGGCAGAACTGGAATCTGCCAAGCAGAAACTGGTCCGAGCAGTCGATATGGCGCAAATCCACCGATTGCAAGGACGAGCGGAAGCATTTGAAGATTTACTGAGGGCGGTTGAAGAGTCGCCCAAGGTGGTAAGAAACTGAAGCATACCATAACGGGAATAGCATACCCAAGGGACGCTATGAACAGAGTTGGTGCTTTAAGGAGAAAACATGGCATTACCAAGACAGGTGCAAGCACAGCTTGCCGAAGCGGAAGAGATAGAGAAAACGCTAAAGGCCCGGAAGGAACCGACGGAATTAAAGGCAGTAGAGCCAGAAACTCCCGAAGAAGAGCCGGATACTACAGCAGAAGTACCTCCTGAAGCGGAAAAGCCTGAGGAAGTAGCGCCGACTGACACGTCGCCGACGGAAACAGAGGAAGAGAGCTTTGCGCAAAAGTACAAGACCCTACAGGGTAAGTACGATGCAGAAGTCCCTCGCTTGCACCAGCAGGTAAAGGACTTACAGGCTAAACTGACTGAGTTTATGAAAGCTCAAGAGGAGAAGCCCAAAGAACCGCCGAAGCCGAAGGAGAAAGTCAGTTTAGTAACCGATGCAGATCGAGCCGAGTTTGGTGACGAACTGATTGACGTTCAACGCCGCGTTGCGAAAGAAGTAGCCTCAGAATATGAGGATCGTTTCGAGCAACAGGCGGAGGTTATTAAGAAGCTGCAAGAGCAACTTGCGCAGACAGGTAACCAAGTTGGAGAGATGAGTTTTTCTCAGCGGCTAACCCAGTTAGTCCCTGACTTTAACCAGATCGACAATGATGAACGTTGGATTGCGTGGTTGGACGAATACGACCCTATGGTCCGTGGACCTCGCAGAGATCAGGCGGTTGCAGCGTTTAACGCAGGAGACGCAGAAGCGGTGGCACACTATGTTGGCCTCTTCAAGCAGACCCTCGAACCCGCTGAACCACAAGAACGTCAGACTCGCCAAGCAGAGCTAGAGAAGCAGGTTGCGCCAAATCGTTCCGCTAACTCCGTGGACACGAAGAAGGTAGGCAAAGAAGCAAAGGTTTACTCAGAAAGAGAGATAACCAACGCTTGGAACCGGATTCGGACTATGAACACGAAGGGTCAGTTTGACGAGGCGGCTAAACTTGAAGCCGAAATAACTGCTGCGTACCTTGAAGGCCGTGTCCGACTATAACGTGTTAACAAGTAAGCAGCTGTTAGTGACAACTCGAAACTAATAGGAGGCCAAAATGGCTGCTGTATTCCCCGTTGTAAGCTCTGGTAGCTTTGACACCACCCCGTCTTATTCAGGCGGTTTTATCCCACAACTATGGTCGAACAAGCTAAACGCTAAGTTCTACGCCAACACTATGATGACTGAGATTGCCAATACCGATTGGGAAGGCGAGATCAAGAACCAAGGTGATACGATTCGTATCCGTACTGCACCATCAATCACTATCAATGATTATGCAGGCGCTGGTACTACACTTACTTCTGAAGTTCCTGCACCGATCTACCAAGACATGCAGATCAACAAAGGTAAGTACTTCAGCGTTCAGGTCAACGACGTACTAGCGCACCAAGCGGACATGGACTTGATGAACATGTTCACTGACGACGCAGCGAAGCAGTTGAAAATCGAAATCGAAAACGAGTGTTTCTTCAACTGGTTTGTTACTGAAGGTTCTGCTTCTGCAAACGCAGGCGCGACAGCAGGTGCAAAATCAGGTGCGTATAACTTGGGTACAGATACAGCCCCAGTAGACCAAGCGACACCAGCAAACGTTCTAAACACAATCCTAGCAATGTCTTCAGCGCTAGACGAACAGAACGTCCCTGAAAGTGACCGTTGGTTGATTATGACTCCACGTGATCGTAACTTGCTAATGCAAACAGACATCGCGCAAGCGTACTTCACAGGCGATCAGTCAAGCATCGTTCGTACAGGTAAAATCGGTCAGTTGGACCGCTTCACTGTGTACGTGTCTAACCTTCTACCAAAAGGTGAAGCAGGCAAGGCGCTTGTTGACGGTCAATCTGCAACATCTACAGGTGCAACTCTTTCAAACGCAAAAGCGCGTCGCACAATGATGGCAGGCCATAAATCAGCCGTATCCTTCGCATCGCAGATCAGCAAAACTGAGCCTCTGCGCAACCAGACAGACTTCGGCGACATCGTTCGTGGTCTAGCAGTATATGGACGCAAAGTTGTAAAAGACGACGCTCTAGTAACTGCTATCGTTGGCTCAGCCAGCTAAGTCTAACAGAGAGGGGGTAACCCCCCTCTCACCGCGATAGGAGGGACGTTATGGACGTTTACCAACTTGTAGAAAAACTTGGCGGTGAGATTGTCGGTGGTAAAGGCCGCGTCATGGTTGACGGTGAGCGCGTACTTATTGCTGAAATTATCAAGGGCGAGTTCCAGCTAAATGAGGCAGGAGTTCAACTAGCGGAAAAACACCGCGAGCCTGAGAAGAAAACAACCGCGAAGAAAACACCGTCGAAGCGCTCTCGCGCACGCAACAGTGACGGTACTCTGAAAGCAGATGACCCAAGCACGCCCAATGTAAACGAGGCTTGGACCGATGGCGACAGTTAAGGTTATAGACATCATCCGCCGCGTGGAGTTCGTTCTTCAGGACACTAATATTCGTTGGCCTCGCCTCGAATTGCAGAACTGGATCAATGAATCCTACATGGCGATCACGCTTTTGCGTCCTGACGCTAATGCTAAGACAGGCACGTTTACGTGCGCTGAAGGCACTCGTCAGGTTCTTACAGATCAATTTGCATCCGCGCTTCGGTTGCTAGACATAACTCGTAACTTAGCAGCGACATCTACTAAGAAAGTCGTTCGCATCGTTAGCCGCAGCGTTCTGGACGACCAGAAGCCCACATGGCACTCAGAGACTAACTCTGTAAACATTCAGCACTACACCCACGATACTCGTCAGCCTAAGGAGTTTTTTGTTTACCCTCCTGCTACTACGGCTGCGCAGCTAGAAGTTGTTTACGCTGATAGTCCGGGCACACACTCGCTGTCAGAGTCAGACCTAGACCCAGATGGGTCAAACACAGAAGTGATTTTGTTGGACGACATCTACATGTCACCAATGATCGACTGGGTTCTGTACCGTGCTTACTCAAAAGACGCAGAGTACGGAGCAAACGAAGCTCGTGCAGCGGCGTCCTATCAGGCGTTTAACTCAGCTATGGGGGCAAAAACGCAGGTTGACGCAGCAGTTGCACCTGTGGCGACTAGCGGGGTGACCTAAAATGGCTGTCACGTGGGATAGTTTTTACCCTTACATACAACCCCACGTGCCGGGTTGCCCAGAAATCGTTATTCAATCGCACTTACAGGAAGCTGCTGCCGAGTATATTGGGCGTAGCGAACTATGGCGGTTCGATATTGAGAACGATTTTACCAGTAAAAACACGCCAGACTACGAAATTGACGTCCCGACAGGCTCAGTTTTGGAAAATGTGCTTGTTTTATACTTAGATGGACAGCCTGTGAAACGCGTGACAGACCGTCACTTTTCACTGCCAAATACCATAAATAACGGGTCTCCTGCTTACTTTACGATCTATCAGGACACTCAGATCAGATTTTTCCCCACCCCGGACAAGAAATATACGTTCTCAGGTGTAGGCACGCTGAAGCCCTCACTGGCAGCTACGGGGGTTGAGGACTTTATCTTCGAGACGCACGGGCGCTCAATCGCATGTGGAGCGATCTACAAGCTGACGTCAGTTCCCGGCAAAGAATGGACGAACCCCGAGGCAGCTATGTACTACAAGGGCGAGTTCTACAGACACATGGACGAAGCCAAAGGTCGTGACACGCGTCGCGTCAACTTGCGCGTAATGGCGCAGGGCTTCGACAAGGCTTCAGTTCGCAGGGGTATGTAAATGGCAACAACATTCAAATACGTCCAAGGCGACACAGGCCCGCAGATTAAAGTCGTGTTAACGGAAGAAGACAGCGGAGACGCTGTGGACCTAACAGGCGGCACAGTGACTTTGCACTTCCGGGCAGCTGGCGAAGACGAGGTTTTGTTTTCGCGCGAACTGTACGTCAACCCAGATACAGCAGAGAACGGAATTGCCATTCTTCAGTGGGAGACAGAAGACCTAAACCAAGATGCAGGTGCTTACGAAGGTGAGATCGAAGTGGTGCGTTCTAGCGGACTACGCGAGACTTTGTTCGACAAGCTGAAGTTT